ATCCTCGTCCTCAAAAACAACAAAGGAACCGAAGACAACAGAGTCAGAAAACTTGACTACTCCATCCAGTTAAGCAAGTTATTTTATGAACGCTTTATCCAAGATCAGGAAATCACGCTTTTTTCCCCTCATGATGTTCCTGGTTTGTATGAGAGTTTTGGGACCGATAGGTTTGATGAGTTATATTGCAGTTACGAATCTGATGAATCCATCCCCTCCACAAGAATCGGTGCTCAAGAACTAATCTTAGATCTTCTAAAGGAGAGAGCAGAGACAGGTCGTATTTACATAATGAATATTGATCACTGCAATGAGCATTCATCTTTTAAAGATAAAATAGAGATGAGCAATCTTTGTCAGGAAATTACTTTACCAACTTATCCTATTCAGCATATTGATGATGAGTTGGGAGAAATTGCTCTTTGTATTCTTTCTGCTGTTAATGTAGGAAAGGTTAGGTCTGATGAGGAATTGGAAGACTTATGTGATCTTGCAGTGCGTGGTTTGGAAGAATTGATAGATTATCAACAATATCCTGTAGCTGCGGCAGAACGTGCTACAAAGGCACGTAGAAGTCTTGGAGTAGGATTCATTGGTCTTGCTCATTATCTTGCTAAGCTAGGATTTAAATATGATTCGCAAGAAGCATGGGATGCTGTTCATGGTCTTTCTGAATCTTTCCAGTATTATCTTTTAAAATCTTCTAATGAGGTGGCTAAAGAGAAGGGATGGTGTGAAAATTTTGGTCGCACTAAGTATGCTGATGGTATCCTTCCTATAGATACATATAAGAAAGACGTAGACGAAATTAGTAATCAGGCATTGCAACATGATTGGGAGTCTCTTCGGGCATCTATTAATACCTACGGTTTACGGCACTCAACATTGTCCGCACAAATGCCTTCGGAGAGCAGTTCCGTTGTGTCAAATGCCACAAACGGAATCGAACCTCCTAGAGACTACTTGTCCATTAAGAAATCAAAGAAGGGACCTCTTAAACAAATAGTGCCGTCATATGGAACACTTAAGAATCATTACACGTTACTTTGGGATATGCCTGGGAATACTGGTTATATTAATGTGGTTGCAGTTATGCAGAAATTCTTTGACCAAGCGATTAGTGGAAACTGGTCTTATAACCCAGAGCATTTCGAGAACGCTGAAGTTCCTGTCAGTGTAATGGCTCAAGATCTTTTAACGACATATAAGTATGGTTGGAAGACTTCTTATTATCAAAACACTAATGACATGAAGACTGATGAGATTGAGGAACCTGCACATCCTATGGGATGGCATGATAATGTTCCTGAAGATCAATCAAAACTTGACAATTTGTTAAGTGAGCTGGAGAATGCTAATGAAGGTGAGTGTGAATCCTGTGCCATCTAATATTAATGGAATGACAGTCTTTAATACTGAAGACGTTGACACTAAAAAGCAACCAATGTTTTTTGGTAAGCCTTTAGGAGTTCAGAGATATGATAATTTTAAATATCCTGCTTTTGAAAATCTAACAAAACAACAGTTAGGATATTTCTGGAGACCTGAAGAAGTATCTCTTCAGAAAGATCGTGGAGATTTTCAAACATTAAGACCAGAACAAAAGCATATCTATACTTCTAACTTAAAGTATCAGATTATGTTGGATAGTGTTCAGGGTCGTGCTCCTGGTATGGCATTTCTTCCTTATTGTTCCTTACCGGAGTTAGAAGCATGTATGGAAGTATGGTCTTTTATGGAGATGATTCATAGTAGATCATATACTTATATTATTAAGAATGTGTATGCAGATCCTGCAGATGTATTTGATACTATTATTAAAGATGATCGTATCTTAGAACGTGCTGCAAGTGTTACTGAAGCATATGATAAGTTTATTAATTATGCCCAAGAATGGGGACAAGGGTGTAACTGGCACCCAAATTCTCAAGGGTCTCCATCTGCTGAATGGACGAGAAAAGATTTAAAGAAACATCTTTATAGGGCAGTAGCAAATGTTAACATCTTGGAAGGAATACGGTTTTATGTTTCTTTTGCTTGTAGTTTTGCTTTTGGTGAACTTAAACTCATGGAAGGTTCAGCAAAAATTATATCCCTCATCGCTAGAGATGAGAATCAACACCTTGCATTAACCCAAAACATAATAAACAATTGGAGAAAGGGTGATGATCCTGAGATGGTTGAGATTGTAAAGGAAGAAGAAGAGTGGACTTATAAACAGTTTGATAAGTGTGTGAATGAAGAAAAGAAATGGGCAGAGTATTTGTTTAAACAGGGAAGTATGATAGGATTAAATGACAAACTTCTTCATAATTACGTTGAGTGGATTTCTAATAAAAGAATGAAATCAATTGGTCTAAAACCAGTATATGATATTCCTGCTAAGAATAATCCATTACCTTGGACAGAACATTGGATTTCTTCTAAGGGATTACAAGTTGCACCACAAGAAACAGAGGTAGAATCTTATGTTGTGGGTGGTATTAAACAAGACGTAAAGAAGGATACATTCTCAGGATTTAAATTGTAATGACAAACAATCTTTATAATGGTATTAATGAACGTCTTTACTATACTTTAGGTAAAAGACCTGAGATTGCTACCAAGCATGATTTCTATATGGCATTATGTTATGCTGTAAGAGATCAGATGATGACTTATTGGTTGGATACTCAGAAACCTCCACAGAAAGAAGTTGCATATCTATCAGCAGAATTTTTGATTGGTCCACAACTTAATAATAATCTTATCAGTTTAGGTATAAGGAATGATGCAGTAGAAGCATTGAGAGAATATGATTATACATTAGATGAGATTCTTGATGTAGCCGAAGAACCTGGATTGGGTAATGGTGGTTTAGGAAGACTTGCTGCATGTTATATGGAGTCTCTTGCTACTTTAAAAGTTCCTGCTACTGGATATGGTATAAGATATAAGTATGGAATTTTTAAGCAGTTAATTAAAGATAATCAGCAGATAGAAGTTACTGATAACTGGTTACATGGTGAATGGCCATGGGAATTGTGTCAACCAGATGAGTCTGTATTGGTAGGATTTGGTGGTAGAGCAGAGAATTATGTATCAGATAGAGGTAATTATAGAGTAAGATGGGTTCCTGATGAGCAGGTCATTGCTGTTCCTTATGATGTCTTACAGTTAGGTTATAAGGTTAATAGTTGTAATAGATTGAGGTTATGGAGAGCAGATGCTACTGAGACATTCGATTTATATGCATTTAATATTGGCGATTACTTAGGTTCAGTAGAACAGAGTGTGTCTTCTGAGACTATATCTAAGGTTCTTTATCCTAATGATGGCACTGATCAAGGCAAAACTCTTAGATTAAAGCAGCAACATTTCTTTGTAAGTGCATCTCTACAAGATATGTTTAACAGTCTTGAGAGGAGAGGTATTCCTATTGAACAGTTCCCTGAATATTGGCAGGTTCAATTAAATGATACTCATCCTTCTATTGCAGTAGCCGAATTGATGAGACTCTTAATTGATGAACGGCATATAGAATGGGATCAAGCATGGGAGATAACCAGTAAATCTATTGCTTATACTAATCATACTCTTTTACCAGAGGCATTAGAGAAGTGGGATCTTAAATTATTTAAGAATCTTCTTCCTCGTCATATGGAGATCATCTATGAAATTAATCGTAGGTTCTTACAGGTAGTAAGACTTAATTATCCTGGTGACGATAGTAAGTTGGAGAAGATGTCGATTATTGATGAGCATGGTAATAAGTCAGTTCGGATGGCGAATCTTGCAACTGTAGGGTCTCATCATGTTAATGGAGTGGCTGCGTTACATTCTGAACTAGTTAAGACTCAATTGATGCCAGAGTTTTATGATCTATGGCCGCATAAGTTTACGAATGTAACTAATGGTGTTACTCCAAGAAGGTGGGTAGCATCTTGCAATCCAGCTCTTGCGGAAGTTCTTGATGAATATATTGGAACAGAATGGATTACTAATATGGATTCTCTTCAGTTGTTAGAGAATAAATTTAACCCTGATCTTTTAGAGAAATTGGGTGAAGCAAAGGTATTAGGTAAACATAATTTAGCTAATTATATTTTTGATACTATTGGTATATCTGTTGATCCTTCTAGCATGTTTGATGTGCAGGTTAAGAGGATACATGAATATAAGAGACAGCATTTACTTGCTTTATGGATTATATCTCAATACTTGCGTATTAAAAATGGTGGAGATTATGTTCCACGCACTGTAATCTTTGGTGGTAAAGCAGCACCTGGATATCATATGGCAAAATTAATTGTTCAATTTATTTGTCATATTGCAGATGTTGTTAATAATGATCCTGATATGGATGGTAAATTACGTGTAGTATTCTTACCAAACTATAGTGTGAAGTTAGGAGAGAAGGTTTATCCTGCTGCTGATTTGTCAGAGCAAATTTCTACTGCAGGTAAGGAAGCTTCTGGTACAGGGAATATGAAGTTCCAAATGAATGGTGCTTTAACTATTGGAACTTTGGATGGTGCTAATGTAGAAATTCGTGATCTTGTAGGAGAAGATAATTTCTTCTTGTTTGGTCATGATGAAACTGGCATAGCAAATCTATGGCATAATGGTTATAATCCACATCAATATATGACGGAAGAATTATGGTCTATTATTAATCTTATTCAAGTGGGTCATTTTAGTCATGGTGATAGGGATATGTTTGAACCTTTAGTAAATAATCTATTGAGTCATGATCCTTTCTGTGTCATTGCAGATTTTTCTGATTATTGTGATGCACAGGATAGAGTGAGTAATGCATGGAGGGATCGTGATAGATGGAATAAGATGTCTTTATTAAATATTGCTCACTCAGGATTCTTCTCTTCTGATAGATCTATTAGAGATTATTGTAAAAATATTTGGGGTATCTAAATAGGATTATGACTATAAGAATAGGCAAGTGGAAACCACCTCAAAGACCGGCCTGGGTGAAGGAGGTTATGAAAACCCCTGGATATATAAGAATTCAGCTTTTACTACTGACGATATTGACAACTTCTTCGGTTTTGTCTACTGTATTACTAATGACAAAACAGGAAGGAAATACATTGGGCGTAAGTATTTCTGGAAATTTAGAACTCCAAAAGGTAAGAAACGAAAAGTAAAATCAGAATCTGATTGGAAGAAGTATTATGGGTCTTGTCCAGAACTTAAAGAAGAAATTCAGCAATTGGGTAGATGTAACTTTAGCAGAACTATGCTCAGCTTACATAAAACAGCTGGCAAAACAAACTTCGAGGAAACCCGACAACTCTTTGCCCACGGAGTTCTTACAGAACAATTTGAGGATGGAACACCAGCATACTACAATAGCAACATCCTCTCAAGATACTTCCGAAAAGATTACTTCGGAGGAGATTGAACCAGTAGCACAGGTTAGAGAATGGGCAATTAAAAGATTGGAAATGGTAGAACCTATTGGTTATAAAGATGCAATTTATAAAGAGTTTGAAGATTGGATTGAAATAGAAGATAAAGAAGAAGTAAATTATATGTGTCTTGAAGATGATACTTGGGGTGATCAAGAGATTGATGTCATTGACAAGGAACCTTAGTGTGATATAATAGTATTGGGCAGCGGAAACACCACCACCACCCGTTTCCGTGTAAGACCCATCAATAAATAAATATTCTTACACTATAAAGATCGATGTTAGTAGTAAGGTGTAAAGATTGCAGTAAAGAAGTTAGCAGTCACCTTTCCCAGTCTCGTTCATGTGGTTGTCCTAATATGACCACTGTTAAGGGAGATGCGGTAAGTGCTGTTGACTTAAGTAGGATTGTTGTGATAAGCTCTGATATAGAAAAAAGAAAACCTGACGGACTTACTTCTCAAGACCTTCAATGGCAAGAAGAAAGACGCAAACGTAAAGTTAGAAAACTTGATTTTGAAATTCGCTAATGGATAAGCATGATATTCCAATCATAGGAGATTTCTATACTAAAAGTGAAGTTGATACTATGATTGCAGCAGCTCTTGCAGAAGCAAAAGCTATTGATGAAGAATCAATGAAGAAGCATAATCGTAATGCTACTATCATTAGTATGATACTTGGATTTACTTGTCTTGCATTGTTTCTTGATGGTACATTGAGACTATTGGGTATTATCCCACCTTTCATGGATATAGATATTAGTATAGTAGATAAGATTGTTGAATTGGTTGAGAGCGATGTTATTCCATACATAAGTAATAAACTACCAGGAATTTAGTGGAATATTTTGCTCCTTTTTTATTTTTATTATTTTCTGTAATACTAGGCGGAGCAGCATTTGCTTTGATGTGGAAGAATATTAGTGATATTAATCGTTTATCCAGAAGAAAAAAGCATCCAGAAGTCGCTGAAATTAGAGATGGTGACCAATTACTTGTAGCAAAAATTAATCCAGTGAGTTGTGATCTAGAAGAATATGGAGAACTTCAGGCACGGATAAGGAAAATAAAAGAAGACTTAGAAGATTTAGGAGAGGATGAAGAAGAAGATGATGATGGGGATGTCATTATTTCTAGAGTATGATAAACTTAACTATATAATGGTAATTAGATTATTCAAATGAAAATTTTCTTAGACACTGCTGAAACAGATGTCGTTCGTAAACATTGGAAGACTGGTTTGATTGACGGTCTCACTACTAATCCAACTTTAATTAGAAAGAGTGGTCGTAAGCACGAAGAAGTATATCAAGAATTAAAAGATATTGGTGTACCCGATATCAGTATGGAAGTCATAGGTAATAAGGATAATATGATTTCTGAGGGTAAGAGACTTTATAAGAAATTTGGTAAGTGTGCTACTATTAAAGTTCCTTGTACATATGATGGTTTACTTGCATGTGCTCATTTAAGTGTAGAAGGTATTAAAGTTAATGTAACTCTTATCTTCTCTCAGGCACAAGCAATCCTTGCTGCAAAAGCAGGTGCTAAATATGTCTCACCTTTTGTTGGAAGGGTAGATGATAATTCTTTTGGTGGTTTATGTCTTGTCAAAGACATTGCCAAGGTATACAGAGAACATATGGTAACAAAGACTGAGGTTCTAGCAGCATCTCTTAGAGGAGTGAGAGATGTCGGTAGAGCATTTGAGTATGGTGCAGACATTGTTACTATGCCAACGTCAGTTTTTGAGGGTATGTATAATCATATTCTTACAGATAAAGGACTGGATCAATTTGATAAAGATTACGAAGCTAGTATTATCTGATGGAGACATTAACTATTAAAGAATTCGTTGCTGATCCTGATAAGATTATCAAACGAGTGGAAAATGGTGAAAAAATTGCTGTCACAGATGGAGAAGTCAGTGCGGTGTTAGTTTCTTCTGAGGATTATTATTGCGATTTGCATCACAATACGGGAGGTACTGCTATGTAACCACTTGACTTAGGCTCCATTTTTCTCTATAATCCTACTGTCAACTATTCAAAGCAATGACGCTTACTTCTAAATTTAAGAAAGATCTCAGCACTCTTCGTGCTGCAGTAAACAAAGAAATTTATTTAGATATTAAAAATCCCAAATTATATAAAAAAGTCAAACGGTATTATGTTAGTGAGGGATTAGTTCAATTGTCAGGAGAAGATCCAGAAGCAGATTATGAAGCAATAGTTGAATGTATTGCTGAAGATTTGGAGTTGGTAAAATGAACGTAATTATGGAACGGTATCCTTACCGTTATGTGGAAGCAGGAACCTTAGAGAATGGTAAACCTGATTTTCGTATTCAAAAAGAAGATTATTACACTAAGAGATATAGGGATATGTATCTCTGTGATAATGGAATGCAGTTAGCAACTGCTATTGAAGATCCAGAGTATACGAAATGGTTAGATCCAGAAGGGGTTCCGGCTTATCGAAAGTCTAACTAAATAAAATAGCAGTTTATTTTAAAATCATGGCACGACAAACATCCGGTAGTGGCGCATACATGTCTCAGTATGACACTGAGGTAGAAAAGCGTCTTACTGCATTGGAAGCACAGGCACATGAGAAGTGTTGTGATGGTAGCGGTGTGGATGGAGAAACACTTACAAATTTGAAGAAAGCTATTTTTGAAAATGGAGTTGCTCCCGGCACTGTCGAGGAACTAACTACAAAGGTTGATAAACTTATAGAAATAGTTCATTCAGAGTTGGGAAGATCCTTAAACGACGATTAATAGGTGAGATTTTATTATGAAAATTGGATTTAATTGTAGTTCTTGTGACTTGTTTCATGCGGGTCATGTAACTATGATGAAAATGGAGAAGCAGATGTGCGATTATTTGATAGTCGCACTTCAGGTTGATCCTACTATAGATCGTCCTGGTGTTAAGAATAAACCAACCCAATCAGTATATGAACGTTATGTTCAATTACAAGGTTGTAAGTATGTTGATGAGATTCTTGTGTATGAAACAGAAGCAGACTTGCTTAATTTGATTCAAACTCAGACAATTCATATTAGATTTTTAAGTGAAGAGTATAAGGATAGAGACTTTACCGGTAAACAGTATTGCATTGATAATGGGATTGAGTTATACTTCCATATGAGAAGACATCAATATTCTTCTACTGAACTCCGAAACAGAGTCTATCAGCTTGAAAAAGCAAAAAGAGAAGAGAAAGTAGAAGAAAATGTAGAACAATATTCTCCTAAACTTTTGAATAAGTATTTTGATGAAAGCGAAGGAAACTAATTTAAAGGATGCATATGTCATCACTACTCCTCGTTATGAAGATGAGAGAGGTTTTTTTATTGAATCTTTTAGTTTCAAGAGGTTTAATGATATTATTGGAGAATACACTGAGTTTGTTCAGGATAATCATTCCAAGTCTTCTAAAGGAGTTCTAAGAGGTCTTCATTATCAGATTGTAAAACCACAAGGAAAGTTAGTTAGATGCACCCAAGGTGCGGTCTATGATGTTATTGTAGATCTTAGAAAGAGTTCTCCTACATTTGGAGAATCTTTTGGTATAGAATTAAATGAGAATAATGTTATGCTATGGGTTCCTATAGGATTTGCCCATGCATTTTATACTCTTAGTGATTATGCAGAGTTTGAATATAAATGCACAGATTATTATCATCCAGAATCTATGGAAACTTTGATGTGGAATGACCCAGACTTAAGTATAGAATGGCCTGGTGATCCTATTCTTTCTGCTAAGGATCAAGTGGGTAAGTCATTTAAGGATTGTCATAAGTATGAATAAACTTTCTGTCTATGGTGCTACTGGTTTTATAGGTGGCACGTTCTGTGATTTGTATCCTGATGAGGTTATTAAGATCCCACGGGAAGAAAGGAAACCACAATCAAAAGATATATTTTATTTGATTAGTACTACCACCAATCATCATGTATTTGATGATCTTCATAAGGATGTGGATACTAATCTGACAGTTTTGATGGATGTATTAGAACATTGTAAAGAAGAGGATCTTACTTTTAATTTTGTAAGCACAGCATTTGTGTATGGTAATGATATTATTAATGCAAAGGAAGATGATCCATGTGATCCGGGTGGTTTCTATTCTATTACTAAAAGATGTGCAGAGAAATTATTGATATCTTATTGTCAAACATTTGATATTAAGTATCGTATTATGAGAATTGCTAATGTTTATGGTGATGATAAGACTGTTTCTGCTAAGAAGAATGTTCTTAAGTTTTTAATTGGATTAATGGCAGAAGATAAGGATCTTCTTCTATATGATGATGGTATGCAACTTAGAGATTATATGCATGTGAGTGATATATGTCGTGCAATGAAACTTGTAATGGAGAAAGGAGAAATAAATTCTATCTATAACATTGCAGCAGGAAATCCTTTACCATTTAAGATTATTATGGAAAAGGCAAGAGAATATTTAGGAAGTAATAGTAAATTTAATTATGCAGAGACTCCTACGTTTAATAAGATTGCTCAAGCATATAATTATTCTGTTAATGTAGATAAATTAAAGGGTCTTGGATTCCAACCAGAGATTAATTTTGAGGAGGGGTTGAAATCTTTGTGTTCTTGATGTAGAATATATAGTATAGGCATGTATGGATTATGAGTGAGTATAAAAAGACTGCACTTGTTTTAGGCGCAGGTGGTTTCATCGGTAGTCACATGGTGAAACATCTTGTGTCAGAAGGGTATTGGGTGAGAGGTGTAGATCTTAAATCACCTGAATTTTCTGAAACACTAGCACATGAATTTGTTCATGGTGATCTGACTGACAGAGATTTTGTTCGTCGTTGTCTTGAATATAAAGGACCTTATAGGAATTTTTATAATTCAATTCCTTATAAGATGATAGATTGCTTTGATGAGATCTATCAGTTTGCTGCTGACATGGGTGGTGCAGGATTTGTATTCACTGGTGAGAATGATGCTGAGATTATGCATAACTCAGTGTCTATTAATCTTCATGTTCTTGAAGAGACTCGTCTTTTAAATGAGAGACTGGATCATTATGAACCAGAGCATCATCCTAAGAAGCAGCCAACAATATTTTACTCTAGTTCTGCTTGCATGTATCCAGAGTATAATCAGTTAGAACCAGATAATCCTAATTGTCGTGAGGATTCAGCATACCCCGCAGCACCGGATTCAGAATATGGATGGGAAAAATTATTCAGTGAACGGCTCTACCTTACTTACAATCGTAACCATGGTATTCCCGTTCGTATTGCTCGTTACCATAACATCTTTGGTCCCGAAGGAACCTGGGAAGGTGGAAGAGAAAAAGCACCAGCTGCCATCTGCCGTAAAGTGGCAGAACTCCCTACCAAAAGTGGAACCATTGAAGTCTGGGGTGACGGAGAACAAACCCGTTCCTTCCTCCTTGTTGATGAATGCGTCGAAGCTACTTACAGATTAATGCAATCTGAGTTTATGGGACCAGTGAATATTGGTTCTGAAGAAATGGTTACTATTAATGAGTTAGTAGATATTGCTGCTAAGATTTCGGGTAAAAAAGTAGAAAAGCAGCATATTGAAGGACCACTTGGAGTAAGGGGTCGTAATTCTGATAACACTCTTATTAGAAACGAATTGGGGTGGGATTATTCTTTAACCCTTGAAGAAGGAATGAAGAAAACATATGATTGGATCTCTTGGCAAATTTGCAAAAAGATTTATTCTTGACTTTTTTCTTTAAGCCTGATAACATTAATGTATACAAAATTTTAAAACCATGTCTGAATATCCTGATGAGTTTGATACCCACACTGGTAATTGGAAACATAGCAAACTTCTTGATCAATGTATTGGTGAGAAATCTAAAATTAAATTATTAATTCTTGATGTAGATGGTGTTCTAACAGATGGAACTAAAGTATATACTCAAGAACATCAACCTGTTTATAAAAGATTCCGTTGTAAAGATTTCACGGCAATTAAAAGATTTATAGCTGCTGGCGTTAAAGTTATTATGCTTTCCGGTGATAACTGGAATTCTGAGATGGCAAGACAGAGAAATATTCCTTTTTATTGCACTCGTGGATCAGATTTGGGATTAGATAAGTCAGTTTATCTTAAACATTTGGAAGCACAGTATAATGTAAAAAGGGAGAACATGGCATTTGTTGGAGATGATTACTTCGATCTCTCTATGTTTAAGACTTTATTCTGGACATTTGCTCCTTCAGATTCTCCAAGGATTATAAGACAGAATTGCTTGTATCTTCTTAAGTCTAAGGGTGGTCAAGGAGTTGTTCAAGAACTTTATGACTTCCTGGTTGGTAAGGGTATTGTAGAAAATGCAACAGAAGAAGCTGTTGCAGAATTGGATAAGAAAGAAGCATCCAGTGCAGCGATGAAGTAATGTGCAAAAGTGTTACCCTATATGGGCATCTTACGGTTGATAGAATATTAGTTGGATTTAAAGAGACACCTTCTCTTGGTGGCATTGCAAATGTCTGGTCAGGATTAGTATCTCAAGGACAAGGGTTGAATGTTTCTATTCAACCTCTCTCTATTGGCCATGCACTAGTATTGGTAGATAAGGAAAATAATTATAGGGTAGGGAGGTGTTCTTTTAATATAAAAGAAAATCCAGCATCTCCTACTGATGATGATTGGCATCATATTTCTTATATTAATCAGTTAACTGATACTTCTTTTCTCTCTAAGTTAAAAGGTATTGTATCTGCTGATATTACAAAGGAAAATCCTGAAAGATGTATTGATCAACTTCAATATCTTGATTATCTCTTTATTGCTAAAGAAGATTTGTTTATGGATATTTTAGAACTTGGAAAGAAAGTAAAGGGGTGTGTTATAATGCATGATCCTCATGGTAGTTCTATTTCTGATGGAGAAACCGTGGAGGATTATACTTTACCTGAGGAATTATATCTCTCAGATATAAATGTTCTGGGTGCAGGAGATTACTTTGCTTCTGGTTTTATTAGGTCTATGATTAAAGGAATAGATCTTAAGGAGTCTGTGGTTAAAGCCCATTATATTGCTACTAATTTATTGAAAGAAAATTTATTATGAAAAAGTACAATCTCTTAATCCCGATGGTGGGAAAGGGTCAGAGGTTTAGGGATGAGGGATTTACTCTTCCTAAACAATTAGTAGAAGTCGGTCATAAACAAATGATTGACTGGAGTTTATCTTGTATCAAAACGGATGAATGCAATATAATATTTGTTATTCGTAAAGATACTGTAGATAATAATCAAATGGATGATGTTCTTCGTCAGAAATTTGGAGAAGATATTGATATTATTATAGTAGATAGAGAGACTGAAGGAACTGTTTGTTCATGTTTATATGCTGAAGATTATATTAATAATGATCTTCCTTTAGTCATTAGTACTCTTGATATGTATTTTGAACCTCACTTTAATCCTGCAGATATTGGTGATGATGTAGATGGTGCAGTCTTAACTTTCTATGCAGATAATCCTGCTTATAGTTATTCTGAACTCGGAAGAGATGGGTATGTTAAAAGAACAGCAGAGAAGGAGGTGATTAGTAATCATTCTCATGCTGGATTATATTACTTTACTAGAGGAAAGGATTTTGTTAGACTAGCATCTAAAATGATTATGAGAAATATTAGAGTAAAGAATGAATTTTATATTGCTCCTCTTTATAATCTTTTTATTGAGGAGGGTATGAAGATTGGTATACATCCGATCAAACAACTCTGGTCTATGGGAACCCCTTCTGAACGTAAACATTTTTTGGAGCATGATTATGCAGACCTTCAACATAAATGATATGAAGGGAGGATGGTTTGTTGGTGACTTTGAACCGTCCGTATTTAAGAATCCTTTCTTTGAAGTTGCTCACCATCAGCATAAGAAAGGTAATCCTCATCAACCTCATATACATAAGGTTACAACCGAACTTACCTATATTATTGAGGGTGAATTAATGGTCTCTGGTAAACACTTGAAGGCAGGTGATATGTGGACCTATGGTAAAAATGAGGTTTCTGATGTAGAATGTCTTACAGATGTTAGTCTCATTGTTGTAAGATGGCCTTCTGTTCCTTCTGATAAGTACTTAGTATGAAACTTATAGCTCACCGTGGAAATATTAATGGGCGTGATCCATCCACGGAAAATACTCCACACCAAATAGAATCTTGTATTGAAAAAGGATATGATGTGGAAGTTGATATTCGATATGATCCAGAGACTAAGAAATTATATCTTGGTCATGATGGTGAAGATAATGAAGTAAATTGGTGGTGGTTAGCAGGTAAATCTGCTGTTCTTTGGATTCATTGTAAAGACTTTGCAACTCTTACTGAGTTTGTTAATAATACTAGTGGATATAATTACTTCTGGCACCAAGGAGATGATTATACATTAACAAGTAAGAACTATGTTTGGTCATCCGATGGTAAACCATATGATAGTAGCACTGTTGTTATGGTAGAAGATGAAACACGGCTTAAAGAATATGATTGCTATGCAATTTGTAGCGATTATGTGGGGAATCTTGGATAATGTATCAGGCATTACCAAGCCGATTGCATATAAAAGACAGTCCTATTGCTGGTCAGGGTATCTTTGCGCGAGAAGAGGTTCCTCCAGGCATGGTTTTGGGGATGTCTCATCTTATTGTAGATGATGTTATCTACAGGACACCTCTTGGTGGATTTATAAATCATTCAGATGATCCTAACTGTGTTAAATGGTGTGAGGATGATAAGTATTTTGTAAAAACAATTAGACCCATTCATAAGGGTGAAGAGTTGTTTTTGAAATATACCTTTTATAATGTATAGTTTGGAGAATTTAGATGACATACGTTAATAAAGAAGCATTTCTACATCTAAAGGAGAGATATAACCAGATAAATGTTATAGATGTTGGTGCTGCAAGAGCTTCCTTTATGACAGAATTGCTGGGAGTATATGAACGAGAGGATATTTATTCTGTAGGATTAGATCCGATTAATCATCATACTAGTGCTAAACCAGGAGGACCTATCATTGATAGAACACAAGATCAGTATGATCTTTTTATGCAATGTGGGGTTGATAATGTTGGTATAATAACTTCTCGCACTTTTTATATAAATTCTGATGATCAAGCAAGTTCATTTTCTAAGTTAAAATTAGAGAATCTATCAATAGATAAGTGGGATAAAAATAAGTACTGGTATCCTTCAGGAGAGCTGGATAAGATAAAAAATATTGCTAATGTCGCTGAGAATGTTCCTGTTTATCCTTTAGAAGAAGTTATTAAACAACACTTCGGGTATGCTACTAATTTAATTCATTTTATAAAGGTTGATGCTGAAGGGAAGGATTTGGATGTTATAAAGTCTATAGAAGATAAAACTTTAAGGAAAAGAGTTAAGTTTGTAACGATGGAATGTCCTAATAGGACACCTCGATTTGAAGAAGAATCAACTAAACCGGAGTGTATTAATTACATGCAATCTAAAAACTTTAAAATTTTCACAGACATGGATTATGAAGATGATCCTGCCAATGGTCAACCTATGAGTGATATTGTCTTTATTAATGGAGAAGATATATGAAAGTAGCATTATGTTTGTCAGGCCAACCTAGAGTAATTGAAGTTGGTTATCAGAAATTAAAAGCAGCACTTTTAGATCATAATGATGTAGATGTGTTTGTTCATACTTGGTTTGATCCAGATAATTTAAGTACTGAATCTGTTATTCCTGGTAGAGAGGGTCATCAATTAGATCCCCATGCATTAGAAAAGATATCTCAACTCTATCAACCTAAAGCAATGTTGGTGGAGAAACCTAAGACTTGGAATAGACATTTTGAGTATCCCCAAAAGACTTTTGAGAAAGCACATACCTGGGCTCTTGAAATACCTGGAGATAATCCAATAGAAAAGGCCACGGGATATCTTGATAATACTACTCACTGTATGTGGTATAGTATTATGATGTCTAATTTAACAAAAGAAAGGTATGCTACGGAAAGTAATACTCATTATGATTGGGTAATTCGTAATCGTATGGATTATGCTCCCCATGTTCAGATAGAATTTAACGAACCTCCTGAAGATGATAGTGCGGTTTATTACCAACATAATCCAGATCATCCTGATGGTATGATTGGTGATTGGTTTGCTATGGGATCTACTAATGCAATGAATGTTTATTCTTCTATGTTTAATTGTTTGGGTCAGTTGGTACGTCAGTCTAATAAGGTAGATGGGTATTGGTGTAATGAATTAATTCTTAAACACCATTTAAATAATAATAATATTACTAAAGTTGGTGGAGATTATCAAGTGCATTATTGATTATGAAGACAGTATTTGCAAAAGCACCTCTTCGGATGGCGTTAGCAGGAGGAGGAACCGATCTTGAACCTTATTGGAAAAGGTATGGTGGAGTAGTTCTTAATGGGACCATAGATCAATATGCTTATTGTAAGATAGAACCTTATGAATGTGGTCGGAAAGAAACGAATTGGGTTTTTAAGAGTGTTGATTTAGGAGTAGAACAAGTTAGAGATTTTTATAGTTCTGATGTTATGAGCTATGCATATTCTACTGGTCCTTTAAAACTTCTTATTAATACTTATCAATATTTGACTCATAAAATAGAAAGAGAACCTGTTAAGATTACCACATATGTTGAGGCACCTCCTGGTAGTGGATTGGGGAGTTCTAGTGCTCTTGTAGTGGCATTAGTTGCTGCTATCTGTGAGTATTATGGTCTTCCTGTGGGTGAATATGATATTGCAGAAGATGCTATTGAGATTGAGAGAAAGATATGTGATCTTCCTGGGGGAAAGCAGGATCAATTTGCAGCAGCATTTGGTGGGTTTAATTATATTGAATGTTTAAAGGATGGAAGAACGGTTGTTAACCCACTGAGGTTAAACTATAAGACACAGAATATGATGGAGTTAAATACTGTTCTCTATTATGTTGGTAAGCCTCGTAAAGATTCTAGAGTGATTGAAACAACTGCCAAGAATTTGGTAGATAATAAGAAAGTTATTGAAGCGACTCATAAAATTAAGAAGGCATGTATAGAATATAAAAATGCATTACTGACAGGAGACTTTGAAAAGATATCTGCACTGATGAATACGTATTGGAAGATGAAGTTAGAGACTAATGAAAAAGTCGCTTCTCTAGAGCTTATAGATACTTATGATTATGCATTGCGTAATGGTGCAACCGCTGCTAAGATTTCTGGAGCAGGTGGGGGAGGTCATATGGTTCTCTTTACTGAATTTGAAAAGAGACATAAACTCATCACAGCATTAAAGAAAAGGGAACATGGTAGAGTAGTTCCTTTTAAATTCGTTAAACATGGAGTTGATGTATGGAGACAGTAGAGAAGGGTGCAGAAATAGCCATTTATCCTAAAGGGTGGGGATATGAGAAGTGGATTGTAAATAAGGAAGAGTATTGTGGTAAATTATTGCACATGATCAAGGGTAAGAAATGTTCATGGCATTATCATACATTAAAGGATGAAACTTTTTATTTACAAGAAGGAAAAATTCTGTTAAAATATTCGGATGATGATGATATAGAAAAGGCAAAGGAGATTGTCCTTAATAGAGGTGATAAGTTTCATATCTATAGGGGATTGAGACATCAGATGTTTGCCTTAGAAGATACTGACTTATTTGAATTCTCCACACAACATTTTGAGCATGATAGTAACAGAGTTATCGCAGGGGATTAAGTTATATCTTTTAGTTGGTGGAAGAGGAACTCGACTTGCTTCTATTACTAAAGGAATGCCTAAACCATTAGTGGATGTTCATAATAATCCTTTTTTAGATTATGTTCTTAATAACTTAAAGGGATTTGATATTACTTTGGTATGTTCTAATTTAAACTATGAGCATTTCAAACAGTATAAAGAGTTTGGAATTGATGTGTTTAATGAGGGGGAACCTTCTGGCACAGCAGGATTTTTGATGAAGGTAAAATCTCCTGAGTCTTTTTATGTTATGAATGGTGACAGTTTCTTTTCAGGAGAATTGAATTTAGATTGTGATACTTCTACATTATTTGTTGCGGAGGAAGATGTAACTACTGATGTGGGTTATATAAAGGGAAAAAATGGAAAGGTTGAATCCTTTGTAGAAAAAAATCCAGATGCTTCAGGAAGAGAATTGGTTAGTCTTGGTATTTACAAATTTTATAAAAAGGATTTAAATATACCAATGAGATTGCCGTTGAGTATGGAGTATGATATACTAACTAATATGGATTTATCCTATAAGATTCTGGATACAGAACGTTTTGACATTGGCACACCTGAAAGACTAGAGAGATTTAAAACATGGCTACCCTCCACATCATCGGTGCAAAAGGAAATATTGGCAGTAGATTAGTTGAGAAAACTGAAGAAAAATATGATATAAGAAAGGTAGTTTCTCCATCTCGCAATCATTTATTCACTGTAGATAGTGGATATCACTGTCTAAATCTTGCTGAAAATGGGTTTAGATATGATTATGATACTTTAAAGGTGGGAGATACTGTAGCATTTTGTGCTGCTATTTCAGAACCTTCTGTATGTTCTAATCAATTTGAACTTGCTTTAAGAGTTAATGTAACTTCCACAGGAGATTTCATTTACGAAGCATTGAAGAGGGGATGTAAGGTTATATTTCTTTCAAGTGATGCAGTCTACGGCAATGTTCTTGGTGAGTTTGATGAAGAGGAAACCATAGATCCTTTGGGTGTCTATGCTGAGATGAAAGCATTAATTGAAAAAAGATTCTTGGAGTATCCTTTATTCAAAGCATTGAGATTATCTTATAACTTCTTTAAGGATGATAGATTTACAACTTATTTGAAAAATTGTGTAGAGGAGGAAGCAACAGCAGAGTTATTTGATCCTTTCTTAAGATCTGTAGTGCATCGAGATGATACTGTTGATGCTATTATTTCTCTTCATAATAACTGGGATGTTTGTGAGGAGAGTGTTATAAATTGTGGAGGACCAGAAACATTATCAAGAGTTCAGTTTGCAGATATATTGAAGAAATCTGTTTTCCCTAAGTTAAAGACTAAGGTAACGACACCTGATGATAAATTTTATAATGATCGACCAGCCATTGTCTCAATGAGATCTAATGTATTGGAAAAGGTATTGGGTAGACCTGCACGTTCTATTGAAGATGCAGCGACTTTAGAGTTTGTATGATAGTTCTTATAACTGGTATAACAGGACAGGTTGGATCTCAACTTGCTGATTATATCCTAGAAAATACAGAGCATGATGTAGTAGGTATGATGCGGTGGCAAGAACCACTGGATAATTTATATCATTTAACGGATCGTATTAATAAGAAAGATCGTATTTCTCTTTACTATGCAGATTTGAATGATGGAATGTCTGTTAATAGGATGATAGATGAGGTAAGACCTGATTATATTTCACACTTAGCTGCTCAATCATATCCTCAAACTTCTTTTAATATTCCAATAGAAACTTTACAGACAAATATAATAGGGACTGCTAACTTATTAGAAGCAATTCGTCAGGTGAGTCCGGAATCACAGTATGACCCCGTGGTCCATGTATGTTCTTCTAGTGAAGTGTATGGTCGTGCTCCTACTGGTGTGACCTTGAAGGAAGATACACCCCTTCACGGTGCTAGTCCCTACAGTATAAGCAAGATAGGAACTGATTACTTAGGAAGGTTCTATGGGGAGGCATATAATATAAAAACCTTTATGACTCGTATGGGAACTCATACTGGACCACGTAGAAGTGATGTGTTCTTTGAGAGTACGGTTGCTAAACAGATAGCATTGATAGAAGCAGGACATCAAGAACCAGTTATCTATGTTGGTAATTTAGATTGCACTAGAACTTTTCAGGATTGTAGAGATGCTGTGAGAGCATACTGGTTATTAATGAATGCAGATGTAACACCAGGAGAGTATTTTAATATTGCTGGAGAAGAGGCATTTAAATTAACTGAGGTAGTTGATATACTTCTAGGGTTTAGTGATATTGATATTAAGGTTGAGACAGATCCTAATAGATTAAGACCCATTGATGCAGATTATCAGATGTTTGATAACACAAAGATACGTAATGCGATTGATTGGAAACCAGAGATTCCTGTTAGGCAAACTCTTTTAGATCTTTTGAATCACTGGAGAGATCAAATTAATAAAGGAAAGATACCTTTAAACAGGTAATTCTTGACAGGTTAAATAATATGCATTAGAATATAGAAAACTTGAGAAGAGTATGCGTAAAATTATTCTTTGGGGTCATAAGCATTATACTGACACAGCCTCTTATTACTTAGTATGTCTTTATAGGACATTCCAGAAGTTGGGATATGATGTTTATTGGTTTGATGATAGGGAGTATCCTACTCCTCAGGAATTTGATTATAAAAATTCAGTTTTTGTAATCGATAATCAATCAAGGAGCGATTTCTATTGCCCAGTAATGAGTGATGGAATTTATATTTCTTGGGATAGATTTACTAACCTTGACAAATATCTTGGTAAGGTAGGTCGCCTTATTAACATGAGAGTTCCTGAGTATAAGAGACCTGAACCTGATGGTGAAAGATTTATTGAGGTAGATAAGGGTGTTATCTATGACAAGACTCCAGAAGATCCGTATGAGGTAGTCTATTTCTCACTGGCAACAAACATTTGGCCGGAGGAGATGGAGGAGTCTGATCTTGATCTTAAGAGAGATAATGCATACAATTTCATTGGAACCGTTCATGCTCCTAGACCTGGCGTAGATCCATTGCATCAACAATTCATTGAGATTGTAAAGGAGAATGGTATTACATTCAATCATTATGATGCAGAGAAGGTGCATGTTCCTTCTGCAGATAAGGCAGTAGATGAAACTACTAATATTCAGTTGATGCAGAAGTCATTCTTTGTTCCTGACTTTAGACCACAAGAACAGAAAGATAATCTTTATGTATCCTGTAGGATTATGAAGGCAATTAGTTATGGTTGTCCTGTGGTGGCTGATGCTGCGTATGTTAAAGACTTTATTGATAAGGAAGTTTTATGTGGTGAAACGGCACAAGAGATCTTTGATCTTGGTGTAGAACATCAGTATGATAAGGAAAGATCCAGACATCTATGGGAGGTTGTTAAAAGGGATCATACATATATGAACCGGTGTAATGGACTCATAGAAATTATTAATGGCGTATGAAGACAATTGCGTTTGATTTGGATGATGTCTTATGCTGGCATTCTCCTGAATATGATAAACTAGGAGTCGATAAGTATCTCTATTGTGAACCTATCGACTCAGCAATTGATATGGTGAATGAGTATTTTGATAGTGGTAATAAAATTGTAATCTATACAGCAAGAGGAATGAGTATCTGTAAAGGAGATGTTAATTTAGTATATGATACATTATATAATCTCACCTATGATCAGTTACTTGATTGGGGTGTGAAATTTCATAGATTAGTGATGGGGAAATTGAGTTATGATTTATTAATAGATGATAAGGTGATAAATTCTAATTTTGCAAATAAGGAAAGAATAAAAAACTATTTTGATATAATATGATATTCATAACTGGTGCTGCTGGATTTATTGGAAGTAACTTTGCACATTATCTTGCATCAAAAGGAATTGATGAGGTTGTTATTCTGGATAAGCTAACTTATGCAGGAGACATGGATAATCTATATGATTTGAAGTTTCCTGTTAAAGGAGTTGACTTAGCATATGGAAGTCATCTGGAGGAGTTGTTTAAAAAATATAAACCAAGATTTATATTTCATTTTGCTGCAGAAACTCATGTAGATAATTCCATTAATGATGTATATCCTTTCGTTGATGCTAATGTTATAGGAACTGTTAACCTTCTTGATTTGTCTGTTAAATATGGGGTAGAAAAGTTTCATCATATCTCCACAGACGAAGTGTATGGTGCTCTGGGGTATAATGATCCTCCTTTTACAGAAGAGACCCCTTACGATCCACAGAACCCTTACTCAGCATCAAAGGCAGCAAGTGATCACTTCGTAATGGCATATCATAATACATATGGATTACCTGTAGTGATCACTAATTGTTCAAATAACTATGGTCCGCGTCAGCATAAGGAAAAATTAATTCCCAAAACTATTACTAATATTATGCAAGGTAAAAAGATACCTGTGTATGGTAAGGGTGAGAATATTAGAGATTGGATTTATGTTGAAGACCATTGTAAAGGAATCTTGGAGGTCTTTTATGGTGGTGGAGTAGGTGAGAAATATAATATTGGTGGTGAATGTGAAGTTAAAAATATTGATTTGGTTAAGACTATTATCAAAGTCATGGGTGCAAGTGAAGATTTGATTGAGTATGTTGATGACCGTCCTGGTCATGACTTGCGATACGCTATTGACAATGCTAAAATTAGAGAGACATTAAACTTCCGTCCCGATCATACTCTTGAGGAAGGATTGAGAAAAACTATTACATGGTATCAGTATGATAGGATTTAATTATCTTGGTAAGTTGGGACAACTGGGTAACCAGATGTTTCAGTATGCTTCTTTACGGGGTATTGCTAGGAATAGGGGAGTAGATTTTCGTCTTCCTTTTCATAGAGAATTATTTGATGATGGTCAGGGTAATAAGTTAAATCAAGGTAAGCCATTAAGGATTGAAATATTCGATCCCTTTATAATGTCAAATGTTTCTCAATCTAATATTGGAATGATTGGATCTGATAATCCTCATGATGCTAGTGTTATAGACCGAACCATTGCTGAAGAAGGATTTAATTTTAATGAAAATATTTTTAATAATTGCCCTGATAATACAACATTGTATGGTTATTTTCAGTCAGAAAAATATTTTAAGAATGTAGAGGAAGAGATTCGTCAAGACTATACTTTTAAGCCTGAGATTGCTATACACTGTAAGCATATGATGAGCACAGTTGATACTCCTATTGGTATTCATATTAGAAGAGGGGATTATTTAATTAATGCTGCTAATCATACTAATCTTGGTTTAGATTATTATGAAGAATGTCTTAAAAAGTTTGATAAAGATAGAAATGTAATTATATTTTCTGATGATCCCGCATGGTGTAAGGAGCAAGATTTATTTTCTTCTGATAGATTTATGGTAGCAGAAGGAAATGATAGCTTTACTGATTTGTGTTTAATGAGTTTGTGTTCTGACTTTATTATTGCTAATAGTTCTTTTAGTTGGTGGGGAGCATGGTTATCCAAAGGAGTGGATAAGGTGGTGTGTGCTCCTGGAAATTGGTTTGGTCCTAGTAATGCACACCTAGATACATCGGATTTGTTTCCTGAAGATTGGGTGATTATTAAATGATATATCTTACTGGTTCTCATGGAATGGTTGGTAGAAGGTTTAGAGACCTTTATAATAAAGATATTGAATGTATATCTTATAGGGAAGAAGTGAAAGATGTATTCAACTCACATAACAAATCTTGTTTGATTCATTTGGGATGGTCTTCTACTACTCGTGATACTGATGGATTAAAGGCAAAGAATGATATCTTTAACAGTCAGAAATTATTTAATTATTATTTGGAGAAGAATCCTAATGGTAAAATAATTTTTGTATCTACTGCTGGTGATATGCATTTGAATCATGGAGGTATGTTCTGTTCTGGATTGGAAAATCCTACTCCTCGCACTCTATATGGGAAAAGTAAATTTCATGTTGAGCAGATTTTACAGACTCTTAAATGTAAGACAGTTGTATTAAGAACTTCTAATATTTGGGGTGGAGAAGTTAAGAGTGAAAGGGTTAATGGTTTAGTTGATAAACTTTTGAATGCTGTTGATACTGATAAGGTGGTGGAGATCTATGCAAATTTAGATACTTACGTTGATCTTATACACCTTGATGATTTTATTAATTTATTAATTAAATCTATTGATACTGATTTGGATCACCAACACGAATTGTTTCTTGTGGGTGGTCAATCTATTTCTATTAGTGATATAATTAAAAAGATATCTAAAAAAGGATTATTAAATTTGAAGATAGATCAGAAAGCGGAAAGAACATTTATAAATGTTCAACCATTTAAAGCTGAGCATGTATTTGGTTGGAAAAGGGAGAATCATCTATAATGAAATTAGCAGTAACCTTCTGGGGAACACAGTCTTATCTTGATTTTCTTCCTCAATGGTATGGGAGATTGGAGAAGTATTTTGTACCAGGTATAGAAAAGAATTATTTTGTTTTTACTGATGGTCAATTGGAAGGTGCTCCAGATAATGTAACTAAGATGGAGATTCCGCATTATGGATTTCCTACAACTTATCATAAGACCTTTGAGGAGATGTTAAAACTTGAAGGTAAGATTGATGATTATGATTGGTTAGTATCAGTTGATGCTGATCTGTATGCATGGGATACTATAGAATATTCTGAATTTTTTGATGATTCTAAAAAGTATTTTGGTGTTCATCATCCTTGTCATCATGTAGGATTTCAACCACATGACCATTATCCTGGAGCATATGATACCAATTCATTGTCAAATGCTTGTATTGATGATAGTATTATGGATATGAGTGTTTATTATCAGGGATGTCTTTGGGGTGGTAAAGTTCCTTATATCTTTGATATGATGCATCAAATTGATGATTGGACTAAGGATGATGTTTCCAAAAATATTGAGGGAAGATTTTATGAAGAGAGTTATATGAATAAGTGGTTCTTAACTCATCGTGAAGAAACTAGAACTCTTTCTCCTTCTTATGCCTATCCTCAAATGTTTGAACAATATTGTGATTTTGCAAACAAAATGATGCACTTGGCCAAAAATAACTCAGAACTTGACAATAACGAATGGTAACTATGAAGACAACAGTTTATTATCATATTTGGACTCCACCTGATAGTGATCTCTGGAAGATTATGGTGGATGATCAGATAAAAAGATTATATGCATCCGGTCTTCCTGAGGTTGCTACGGTAAAGTGTACTATTAATGGAGCACAGGCATCTAGGGTTAAGCAATTTGTTTCTCTTTATGATTGGATTGATATTATTGGTTGTAGAGATGGTGATGAAGAGTATGAAGGTTTCTGTTTAAAGAATCTCTATGAAGATTGTGTGAATGAACGTGCTCATAAGGTGATGTATTTTCATACTAAAGGTATGAGTCATTTTTGTGGGGTAAGAGATCATTATTCTGATCGTAAGGTTCGTGCAGTGAATAGTTGGAGACACCTCATGGAATGGGGATGTATTGATAAATGGAAAGAGAACCTAGATAAGTTAGATAGTTATCAGGTATCAGGAGTTAATTACTGTTTAGATCCATGGCCACATATGAGTGGTAATTTTTGGTGGGCAAGAGCAGATTATATTGCTACTCTTCAACATCCTACTAAGGATGCATTCCATAGGGAGAAGGAAGACTTTGGACCTATTGAGAGAATGAACTTTGAGAAATGGGTTGGTATGAAAGATCCATCTGTTTATAGTTTTTATAATCCTCCATTCAGTTATGACTTTAAAGACATGACTCCAGACGTTCAACCTACTCCACCAGGAGAACCACATTGGTTCTGGTTGTATCGTGACGACATTCATCCCCATTATCTTCAAGACTCATGAACGCAAAATTTGGATGTTTCCATACAGTATATGAAAACAAAAAGGCAACAGAATTTATCCTTCAGGAGTTTAGAAAGTTTCATCCTGATGCTCCTTACACTTTATGTGGAGATGGTGGAGCAGATTATAGTGATGTAGCAGAGAAATATAACTGTAATTATGTTCATTCTTATATGCATATAGGTCGTAGGAATACTGGACATGAATCAGGAGTATATGGTTTTACTAAGGATGAGTCACTTCATTGGATTCATATGGTACGTGAGGCAGCAAGGTTTGTAAAATCTGCTGGTGGAACACATATGATTATGATGGAGGATGATGTGCTTACACAGCATCCAGTAGTCATTCCTTCTGAGTGGGAGATTGCAGGGTTTGATGTGCCTGGTAATAAGATTGCACCTGAACTTCTTCAGTTTCTTGTAGCAAAGTATGGTGCTAAACCAAATGTAGATTGGTATGGTGCGGGTGGAGGAAGTGTTTATAATATTAATACTTTCTTAGATAACTATCATACAATCTATGACTTTATGGATTTTGAATTTGAATTTATATTAAAGCATCTTGACTTTAGGTTTGGTTGGCTAGACCTTTACATGCAAATATGCTATTTTATGTTAGGTAAAGATTATTCAATCAATACTAACTTGACTGAGGTTTGGAAGACTCCCAACTTTAGAGAAACAGACTTCTCTCTTATCCACGCTTATAAGGAATTATACTAATGAGACTTGCATTAATTGGACCTGGTATTATGCCCATCCCACCTGATGGTTGGGGTGCAGTTGAAAGTTTGATATGGGATTATGCTCTGGAGTTAGATGAGTTAGGTCATGAAGGTACTATTATCAATACTCCTAATTGGGATGAGATTATTCAGCATTTGAATGCAGAGACATTTGATTTTGCTCATATGCATTACGATGTATTCCATCCTATAATGGATCGTATTGCTGCTGAAACAACTATACCTAAGCTGGCATTAAGTAGTCACTATCCTTACATTGATCAACCTCATATGCACCGTAGGGATGGATATGATAGGACGTTTGATTGGATTATTAATAACAAGCATTATTATATCTTCTGCATCTCTCAGAAGGATATGGACTGCTTTAAGGCAGCAGGAGCAGATGAAAGTAAGTTGCTTCTCTCTGCTAATGGAGCTAACCATAAGAGATTTACATACCATAAGGAAGCAGTTCTACCTGATCGTTCATTGTATCTTGCACAAATTAATGAACGTAAGAAGCAATGGATCTATCAGGGTATTGATTCTATTGATTATGTTGGTAGAATCATGGGTCAGACTCCTTTTGATCCTAAAAAGAATTACTTGGGTGAATGGACTGATGAATATAAGAGAGAGCACCTTGGAGATTTTGCTAACCTAGTTCTTCTATCTGATGGTGAGAATGGAACTCCATTAGTTGTGAAGGAAGCAATGATCTTAGGATTGGGTGTAGTTATATCTAAGTATGCTGCACATGATTTACCCGATCTTCCTTATGTTACAGTAGTTCCTGATGATAAGTTGGAAGATATTCCTTACATTGAGGAAAAGATTCAAGAGAATCGTGAAGCATCATTAGGAAGAAGAGATGAGATCCGTGAGTTTGCTATTGATAATTTCTCATGGGAAGGTCTTGTTAAACTCTATGCTCAAAACATAGAGAAGATGGAACCAAGAAGCAATGCGAATTAGTATTATTGGTCCACCTCTTCCTATTCCACCTAAAGGTTGGGGTGCAGTAGAGAGTTTGATATGGGATTATAAAATTACTCTTAGTCATTTAGGGCATGAGGTGCAGATTTTAAATGATCCTAATCCCAATAACATGCTTGCATCAATGGATCAGTTTAAACCTGATTTTGTTCATATTAATTATGATGATTGGGTTCCTCTTTATCCTTATATAAAATATCCTTGTGCATGTACTACTCACTTTGCTTATCTTGAACGCCCTGAACTAATGGGGGGTTATAAGCAAAGAGTATTTGATGTCTTTGCAGAGATTAAACCAGTTGTTTTCGGTCTTTCAGATGGAATTAATGCTGCTTATTATAAAGCAGGAATTCCTTTAGAAAAACTTTTCTTAAATCCTAATGGAGTAATGTCTAGTAACTTTCAGTTCAGATATACTCCTCATAATGCAGATCGTTCTGTTTATCTTGCTAAAGTAGATGAAAGAAAGAGACAATATTTATTCCAAGATATTGAATCCTTATGGTTCGCAGGTAATATTGCAGAGCAAAGATTTGATCAGTATAAAAATTATCTAGGAGAGTGGCAAAAGGATACTCTTTATAGGAAACTAACAGAGTATGGTAACCTTGTGCTTCTCTCTGATGGTGAAGCACACTCTCTGGTTATTATGGAGGCATTTGCGGCAGGTTTGGGTGTGGTTGTAAGTCAATGGGCTACTGCTAATTTGGATCTTAGTAAGAAATTTATTACAGTTATTCCTGAAGAGAAAATTGGAGATGTTAGATACATAGAGAATAGAATTATAGAGAATAGAGAATATTCTTTAGAGCATAGAGAAGAGATTCGAGACTATGCAAAACAGTTTGAATGGAGTAGAATTCTATCAGACTATTACATCCCAAATATAGAGAAAGTTATCGATGGTAAAATTAAGTGATACGATGGACAATGAGGAGAAGGAATTGCCTCCTCCTCCTAAGATTGAGATAGTAGTTCCACGAGATAAAAATAAATCTGCTTTTAAACTTAAGGGGTTTGGTCCCATCTATTGTATTAATTTAGATGGTCAACCTGAGCGTTGGCAATATATGGAGGAGCAATTTAAGTATTGGGATATAAAAAATTACGAAAGAGTTTCTGCATATGATGGTAGAGAAGATGACTTAAGTGGTATTCTTCATGGGAGGTATCCGGATAATATGAGTGGTGGTGAGATTGGATGTACTACTTCTCATTTGAAGGCAATTAAGCATTGGATGGAGACTTCTGATAGTCCCTATGCAATCATGATGGAAGACGATTGTGATCTAGATTTAGCACAGTGTTGGAATTTTACTTGGGAAGATTTCTATGCACACTTCCCTTATGATTGGGATGTGGTTCAGATGGCAATCATTTGCACTGGTGATCTTCATATTAAAATCCATAAAAGATTTGTAAATAATTTCTCTACTGCATGTTATGTTATCACAAGACATCATGCAGAGAAGATGATGAGGTTACATTGTAGGGGTGATAAGTATAAGCTAGACAATGGAGTAAGACCAAGACCTGTAGCAGATGATTTACTTTATAACTCAGGTAATACTTATTCTATTCCTTTATTTAATTACAAGATTGAATTGGGATCAAGTATTCATCCAGAACATATTGGTGTATTTCATCATGGTAATAGAGAAGCAATTAGAAATTTTTGGATGACTCAAGGATCAAAATATGGTATCGAGGAGTTAATGGATCTTAACCCATATCTTGGAAGGATAACCGAAAATACTGCTGCTCAGAAGGCACAAGAGCAACAACAACACCAGGAGTAGTGTTGACAGGAAAATTAACCTGTAGTATACTTAAACTGTCACACACTGAATGTGACACTTGTATAAATAACTTCATACAAAGGACTCGAAAGAATCGTAACCCTGTGTAGATGTCAACAAGATCCCATGTCGGGGATCTTATCATCCGCAGGATTTTTTTTATTCTTGCGAGACACTTCAAACAAAAAAATGTTTAAACCTCTTATAGCAGCTGTTGCAGCTGCACCTCTCTTCGCTGGCGCTGCTTTCGCAGGTCCTTACGTTAACGTAGAAGCTAATGCTTCATACCCAGACGGCGAATATTCTTCTGCTACAACAGACCTTCACTTCGGATTCGATGGTGGTTCTGATAATGGCAAACTTGGATACTATGTTCAAGGCGGTCCTGCTTTCGTTCATAGCGATTCAACTGATGACACTGAGACTGAACTTTCAGGTAAGGTTGGTGTATCATATGCTGTTGCTGATTCTACAAGTGTATACGGCGAAATCGCTGGTATCACTAACGAAGATTCCAGTGGCGATGACATCATCGATTTCTCTGGTAAGTTGGGTCTAACTTACAAGTTCTGATTTAATCAGTAAACTTAATATAATTAGAAGGGAACCTTAACGGTTCCCTTTTTTTTATGCTATAATATTCTCATGAAAAAAACAGAAGATGTAATAGGACATCCCTTGTGGATTTTTCCAGTATTCTTATTGGTGTTCCTTTCTTTTATACAAACGATTCATACTATGGCACATCTTCATCAAGAGATAGATGTTCATGGATTTTGCAGACAAAATAAAGAGTATATTCAGATGAGAGAATATGAGGAGTAATGTAAAGATTTGTAAATGCTGACATTAGGTATTAATACTTGACGGAAATTTAATATTTGCTATATAATTATGTTACGTTTCTTAATAAACGAATGACTACATCAGCACAAGTGGTAACCGAAGATGGTGGTCGTCAGAATATGTACGGAGTAGAAACCCGTCCATATATTGATCCTTCATATAAAGGTTACTGGAAAAATGCAGAACAAACTAATGGTCGTATGGCCATGATTGGTTTTTTTGCTGCTGTACATAACTACATCCTTTTTGGTGCAGTTATACCTGGCATTTTTTAATGTAACAGGTCTCTTTCTATCGCTCTATCTACCCCTACTAATCTAAGAAAATGAACGAACAAGCAGAACTAGCCAACGGACGTTGGGCAATGATCGGTTTTCTAGCCGCTATTGGTGCATATGCCACCACCGGAAACATTATCCCAGGTATCTTCTAATGTCTGACATAGCAATTTGGCAAAGAGCACAAGGACGTGCTGCAATGATAGGAATTTGGGCAATCGCTCTTTCCTATGCTTTCACTGGTCAACTTATCCCAGGTATCTTCTAATGGATGAAACAACACGCTTTCAGCAAGCAGAGATGTGGAACGGTGCAGCAGCAATCATTGGTTGTGTAGCAGCATTTGCTTCTTACACCTTTACAGGTCAGTTAATTCCTGGTATACTGTAAAACTTAACAAAACTAAATAATTACTCGTAACTTTATCAGCGAACAAAAACATGGGCGACTTTATAGCCGCATCAGACAGTATATCACCACTAACAGCCATACTTTGGGTTTTTTATCCTATGGCTGCTTTAGTTTTAATTGAATTATTACTTCGTACATTTAATGATGATGACGATGATGATTTCCAAGGTGGTAAAGGAGTTCGCATTGGTCAGATGGAACCTGTTCCTGTTTCAGTTCCATCAGGTGCTTGACTAAAGGGTAAAAATACCTATATAATAACTGTAGAGTATTTTTACCTAGTCAAATGCCTCAATTAGTATTTTTTGGTTTAGTAAGCGCATATCTTTATTTCAATGGACCCATCAGTTCTATCGTATTTCAATAATATATTAATATCTACACCAGCATCTGCTCATGGGTTGCTGGAATTTGCATTCTTTGTTACTATTGGCATCACTGCCGGCTCATTGGGATTAATATAAAATGTTGAATATAGCAGAAACCTTTCAAATGGTTGTTATAATGTTAGCCGGTATTGGAATGACTGTTGGTATGTTTATGATTATGATGTCTGCTATGATGGAGAATTAATTTAATGACTAACTCAACTTTAACAGAAGACCAATTAGATTTCCGTCAAAAAGTATTGTTATTACTTTTTAAGAATTTTGGTGACGGTAAATATTCCAATCAGTCTATCTATGAATGTGCTGATGATTGGTGTGGTAAACAAGTAACCACTAATGGGCTTGTCAGTTATTACAAAGCATACTATAATAATAAATAATTCATTTGTTATAAGACTCATGTGTCAAAAAGTAATTAATGTACTTGCTGTTGCGTCTGCTGCTGTATCTGTTGCCGTTGTTGGCAGTGTTGGTTACGTTTACGTTAATCGGACGGCAATCATAGAAGACATTAAAGAAAAAGCCATCGAGAGTATAATGCCAGGTGGTGGTCTTCCTACTGGTGGCGGTGCTCTTACTGGAGATGTAGGAATGGATTTTGCTCCTACTGCTCCTTCTACGTCTGCACCACAAGCAAAAAGCCCACAAGCTTTTAATTAAATAAACCTTAAGGCGACTATATATAATTAGTTGCCTTATTTTTTATGGCTGAAGAAGTAAAAGAAGAACTTCAAGAAGAAGAGCATAAAGACGAAAAAAAGAAAAGTGCTCTGGGTAAAATAAAAGATGCTATTCTTCCAGATCAAGAAGAGCAAGCTGCAATCATCTCTACTTTCGTGAGGCTTGGAGTTCTTGTGTGGTCCGGAGGAATATTAACATTAAATTATGTGGCAATTCCTGGAGTACCCACTCAGAAAATAGATCCGACATTTATAGCTTCAGTTTTCACAGGAGTTTTAGCTAGCTTTGGAATTCAGACAGCATCTAAGAAAGGTGATGGAACTATGAAAATGAATGGTAATGGTAATGGTAACAGTGCTCCTCAAGTTTCTAAAGCAGATATGGAGAAGTTAATTGAGAAAGCAACTCAAACTGCACCTGCTCAGGTTATTAGAATTGAACAGGCACCTCTTAATCTAACTGCTTCTGCACAACCACCTAAGAAAGACGAACCACCTTATAAAATGTAACTTGGAGGTATATTATGAATAAGTGGATTGGAATTAGTTTAGGAACTGTATTGGGAGTATCTCATATAGGAATGATTGGTTTAATTGCTAGTCGTAGTAATCTTCCTATGGTAAATCTTCCGGTGAGTGACTATACTTCTTATAGTGTAGAAGCAGGTAAGGATGGTTATAGGATTAATTATCGTGCTAATGATCCTCTTATAATGGGGGTAAGAAAAGAGATTGATAAACCTGCCGGGTTTCTTGGACTCGGTAGAGCCAGAGTGTCTAGCGAAGAACAGTACACGATGGAGGGGTCTCGTCACCTGGGAGGTCAAGCAGGTGACCCAAAGTTGTCTGCCAAAGCCGTCTCCTGTATCAAGGCGGAAGGTGGAGGCGAATCAACAGGGAGGATTGTCGGCGGTAGCATTGGGGCTAGTGCTGCTTCTAGTCTTTCCACTGTGCCTTATGTTGGGTGGGTGCTTGCTGGTGCTGCTACGGTGATTGGAATGGATCAAGGAGCAGAGATTGGCGGCAATATGGCTAGTAGTCTTGCTGATTGCGATCCTGATCTTATAGATAATGTAGAAGATATACAATGAATAAGTTATTAAAATGGATCAAACGTTGGATTGATCTCAATCACACAACTCCTTGGAGAAAAAACAATGGGACTTCCAGACAAAGCTCAAAAAGTATTTGATAAAGTTGTAGCATGGGATAGAGACCTTGCTCGCAAATTTCAGGATAAGTTTAACTTAACTGATTATCAAATGCTGTGCGTATCTTTTGCTAAAGGATTTATTATTGGTGCTATCCTTTTATAATGAATAAAGAATGGAATTAAATGAATCTAATGTAATAGAGGTTCTTAGTGAACTCTTACCTTATATTGAGGCAGATGGAGGATGGTTAGAGTTTGTTGAGATAGATCGTAATTTAGATGAAGCAACTAGGATGTATTATGGTGTCAAGGAAGGTGAAGGTGGTATAGTAAAAGTTAGATTGGGTGGTGCGTGTGAGACATGTGCCATGAGTTCTATGACTTTAAAGCAGGGTATTGAAAAGAAACTAATGATGGAAATTCCAGATGTATTAGGAGTTATTCAGGTTCTCTAACACAGTCAGTGAGTTCACACATAATTAGGTATTTTTTACTACTTTTAAACTAAATATAGGTAGTAACGGATTGAAAGATCATGCCCGTGACTCAACAGCGTCATTACACAGTTGGATATCACGATAATCAACTACATCATTATGAGATATGTGAGTATGCCATGAGTGCATACGAAGCAATACAACACTCTAAAGAGGATGTGCCATTTCTAAGGGCTCATCCTCATTTTGTTGATTACTGTAACGATAAATCAGAAATTGATAATATATCTCGTTTGATGATGTCAGGAATTCCAATGGGACATTAGTTATGAGAACTATCAATGAACATAAGCATGAAATTATGTGGTGGATGAGTAGAATCACTATCATGGGAACTTCTTTAGGTCTATCAACATGGCTTGCTGCCCAGGCATATGCATGAGATAGTTTGGTCGGTTAATATAATGATTGCTATTCTTCTTGTGTCAGTAGGAGTTGTATTATACTACATATTCATGTATGATACATGGTATCCTAATGAGCGACAAAACATTGAAGGATCTGAAAGTGGATGCACACATAGCAGTGTTGCACACGAAAGTTGATGCTTTATTAGAGAAACAAAAAGAACTTACTCAACGTGTTCGTGCAAATGAGAAAGTAGTAGCCGCTATAGGTCTCTTGGGATCGATAACGGTTGCTTTTATTGGAGCAGGATATTTTGCACCAAAAGCAGAAGCATTTCCCAAATATTTGGAACCTCAAAAACAAGTAATAGATGGTTCATTACCTGACACCGCAGCAAATGCTAACACTTGGATTAATAAAATAAAACAGTGGGAATTGGAGCAAAGTATTAAGGATCCTGCTTTTGATATAAATAATGCACTTGCAGAATATTTTAATGGGAGCAATGCAACCACCGAGCAGGAAGAGCTGCTACAATTTTCGAGTAGTATCGATAGACAAGGTACTTGATGGCGATACTATTGACGTTACCATTGATCTTGGGTTTGATTTATACAAGAAAGAAAGAGTTAGAGTTGCAGGAGTTGATACGCCAGAGAAAAGAACAAGAAACTTGGAAGAGAAGGCACTGGGAATAGATGCTACCAATTGGTTGAAGCGAAAACTAGAAGATACTATTGCAGGAGATGGAGATGAACTCACTGTTAGAACTGAACTTGTCGGTGGGACGGGGAAGTATGGCAGGCTTCTTGGTTGGTTATATATTAACGAGGATACTGTTTCATTAAACGAACAGATGATTACTGAAGGGTATGCTCATGCTTACGATGGTGGAACCAAGGATATGAACCTTGAGAAACTACGTGAGATTCGTAGATCATTTGGCACATTAACGGAGGATTAATTATGTTTGGAATGTTAAATGTTGTAGAAGCATGGAATGAAATCTCATGGGCAGATGCTATTCCATTTACTTTAGTAATTATAGGTCTTTACTGGGTTAAAGTTAAGATTGATACATCTGCTGGTTTAGGTAGAAAGAAAAGTAAACAGTTGAAAAAGATTATTGTAGAAGCAATTAAAGAAGCAAGATAATGGATGTCGTAATTACACCTGATGATACTATGACAAATTTTTTAGGATGGCCAACTAAAAAAATCATAGAAGAAGTTGCTCGTCAATTAGGAGGGAAGATAACTTATCTTAATACTCTTAATTCTCAGGGTGTTTCTTCTAAGAAAATTGTTATAGAATATGATGTAGAGGAAAAAGTCTAATGGACATACAAAAAATCGCCACCTACGGATCAGCCGCTGCAGTTGTTGGGACTGGTTCGATTATGGGTGGTGGTCATCTTATTGATCAACAAACTGGTGGTCCTCAAAAGAGAGCAGAGGCACAAGCAACTGAACTTAGAATTATAGTAAGAGAAGAAATTAAGAAGGCAATGTGGGAAGCATGGCCAGAGAATACAGGAACGGTTAGAGGATTAAAAAAACCTGAACCGGATGCTGATTATCGGGAAACTACACCTTCACGATAATGATTCCTGATATTGGTAATATTAACGTTAATGTAAATGGGATACCTGTGGTTGGTATTGGTGATGTTAATGTTAATGATGTTCAATCAATAAGAGTTGCCGATAATCGTATATGGACAGTTCAACCACCTAATGCTACTTTGTTAGAACCTCCTGTAGTAGTTCAGGTAGGAACACCAGTTGTTAATATTGCTGGGTGTGTAGAGGTTCATAAAGAGAATGCTAGAACAAGAAATAGAAATAAGCAGTTAGTAGATAATGATCCTAAAGGTAATACAGTACTGTGTGATTCAGGTGCTCCCAGTTTTAGAGCAATTGATTATCAAGCTAATAGATTAAAGTGGGAAACTTTTTATGGAGATCCTCCTGAAGTAAATTCAGGTGTAGATGTAGGTGATCCTCCAACACCTCCTACTCCAGACACCCCAGAACCTCCTAAGACTGGTGAAGATACAGCAGAAGACCCTCCTTGTCCTGGTCCTGTTGCTCCACGTATAGGAGACGTAGCACAGAATCAGAAAGAGAAGGTTAGTGGATTTGAATTGCAGAGAGATCCTAGAAATCCTGATGGAGCAAAGATATGTGTTACTTTATATGAGGATATTGGAGCAGTAGAAGCATTTCTTCCAGCACCTCAACTTGTAACAACTACTGCGGTGATTGCAACGGTGGCCACTGGATCGGCCCTCCTAGCAAAGCCTCTGGCTGATCTTCTACTGAAGGTGGTGAAGCCTGTTGTGAAAAAGGCCATAACCTTTGTAAAAACGAAGGTTCTAAAGCAGAAGGAGCCGACGTTATCTCTTCGCGAGAGGATGTTGAAGCAGCGGGAACTGACTGAGGCTGTTCGGGCAGAACGGAAGTTGAAGGGGAAGTAGAAGTATTATCTTCTTCAAACTTAGGTCTTGGTATTTCATGAGTATGAGGAACGATAGTTCCTGGAGGTGTTGATACAACTACGTCAGCACAAATAGCAGCATAAGGAGATCTAGGGTGGAACTGAATACCTTTTAGCATTAATTCACCACAATTTTTGAGACGTGCGATCTCGAAATCTAATCTTTTATTAGCAGTGATTTGTAGTTGTTGATTTATTTGGGTTTGTGCGGCATTCTTACAGAGTTCTTGTAATTTATGATCAAGTGGTAATGATAAGGTAGCAGATAAACCAATATTAAAATTATTATTAGCCCTCATGTCAGTACGAACTGGTTTATTCCACACTACTTCACCGGGACTATCAGGTACACCATCAGGACCATCTACTTCCATTTCAATTTGCATGTCAGCACCATCCTCCCAGTATCTTTGAGGATTGCCATCATCATCTAGGATAGGATTACCAGATGCGTCTTCTTTAACAGCATCATTATACCAGTTTTCTTCTATGGGTATATAATCTCCATTAGCATCTGTAAGGAGGGGACCCATTGTACCATCAGCATTATTAGGACCTCGTGCATATCCATCATACCAAGGGTAGTTCTTTACAGTAACAGTTTGAGTAGTTGTTCTCCCAGTAAAGTCATTGTTATTATATTGTGGTTGCATATAATGTCTCTCAAATGGATCCTTCCATGAGTTACTATACTGAATATATGGTGTGAAGTTAGCAGTAGGACCTTGGCAACTAATCTGATTTCCGTAGGTGTTAGTTATGTAAGGACCTTGTAAGACTTGGATGGCTTGATTCGTAACTGAGCCAGAACTATTGGCGATAGGATTAGCAGTCGCAGAAACACCGCCGACACTTTCAGCAAGTGCAGCGGTAGGATTAACTATTCCAAGTAGTGCTAATGCTACTGGGTAAAGACGCTTGTGGTATCTGTTACGCTTTCTATCACAGTGGTACGTTGAATGATCGTCTGGTTGGTCATTCCGGGTCCTTGATATGTTTGGGAAAATTGAAATGCTCCCCCAGGTTCCGATATCGTATAACTTCCTGCGCTGTCCATGTCGAGTGAGTCGAAGGAGCTCGTTAAGACTCCTGTTACTGCGTCGTTTCCACCCGTTGTTCCGGTTGCCGGTGTTATTGATACCGAACTTGAATTTACATCGGGGTTGATTGGTTGCCCGTTGTTGTCCACCCCTACTCCGGTTACACTGTATTCCCATCCTGTTCTATAGTCAATTGAATTAATAGTCTCTGTCACGGTGGAGTTTGTCTCCGTGTGAGTAGTCATCGAACCTTGTGTAAAGTTCGGAACTACAGGGACTGCCCTAGCAGCGGTCCCTAAACCTAGAAGTAATGCTAAAGGGATTAACCTTTTCATAATCTTTATTTAGTCCACGGTAATTTCCGTTACAAATTGGCCAGTAGCTGTAGTTCCAGCTCCACCAGCTGTCACAGTCAAAGCACCTTGACTAGTTACTGTACCAGCTAAATTGCCAGCAGTTCCAGCACCAGTAGACAACTGATTAGAATATGCTGAAACATCACCTACAGAAGGTCCAGATGTATCAATAGCATCCCCTTGGATAAACGAAGTTGAGAAGCTGAATGCCTCCCCTGGGTCGTCTTGTGTAGCACTAATAGTACCAGGTCCATAGACACCGCTACTTATGGCACCAGCACTCACTGTGCCAGCTGTCGTTCCATCAGTTGTGTCCACGTTAGTGCCAGAAATACTATAAGAGTTTCCAACTCTTTGCATTTGAGTTGCAGCAGCATTAACTGTCAGCTGAACACTGGATGTCATTCGTGATGTAATATCGGCACGAGCCGCCAAGGGGGTTGCCGCCATCGCTAACATAATGAAAGGAATAATCCTTTTCATAATTTTTGAGATAATATACCTATGGTTATTTAGAAGCTAATTATTATTAAGAAAATCTTACACGTATCATTATATACATGTGGTGGTGCATAGGGGTTCGGATAAGGAACTGTCTATAGATGTTGACAGATGCTTAACATTAGTTTATAATAAATAAATCGGATAGGCATTTGCTTATCTTTTATTACCCCAAACCGAGACCATGGGGATCCGCACTGGAATAGTCTCTCATTCTATCTACTCCAA